GTCCCAGATCTCGAAGCCCTGGATGGTCCAGGTGGCGCCCGCGGTCCAGGACAGCCCGGCGGCGGCGGTCGGGCCGAACGAGGACGGCGGGATGTTGCCGAACGGGCTGGTCGCGCTGAAGTTCAGCGTCAGGCCGCTGGTGGCGTACCCGGCGGTGCCGGCCAGCTCGCCGCTGACCGCGCTGCTCGCCGAGCCTGCCGCGCTGGCCCAGGTCGAGGCGGTGATGCCGGTCGCGGTGATCAGCCGCAGCGACATCCAGTTCGCCAGGTTCGTCGGGAAGTTCCCGACGCCGAGCATGCCCGCGAGGACGGCGGCGGCCCGGCCCGAGTCGATGTTAGCCATTGTGTGTGTTCCCTCCTGCGGGTCCGGTAACGTGCTTGCCTCGGCCCGCAGGGGCAGGAGGCGGGACGCGGGGCTTCCGCGTCCCGGTGGCTGGGTTACTCGCCCGCGGGCTCCTCGAGCTGCGGGAGTCCCTTCGGCGACATGCTGTACTCGCCCGGGTCGGCAGGGCTGCCGTCGCCGACCGACGCGATCAGCTTCAGGTCGGTGGCCGGGCCCCAGCGGGCGATCGTGCCGTCCGGGTTCTTGACCACCCAGCCGGCCCCTTCCGGCCACCCGGGCGGCGCCTGGAACGTGCCGTCCTCGCGCCAGTAGCCTCCCCCGATGGCCTGTACCGGCTGTTCCGGCTGCTCGTCAGTACTCATCCATTCCCTTTCATGAGCTCGCAGTAGACCCGCGCCCACCGCTCCCAGTTCCCCTCGATCGTCCAGGCGGCGGCCTGCTCCCGGCCCTTGGCGCCCATCGACTCGCGCAGCTCGGCGTCGGCCAGCAGCAGCCGCATCGCGTCCCGCCACTGATCCTGCGTCCGGCACAGGATGCCGGTGACCCCGTCCACCACGAACTCCCGGTACACCGGATGGTCCGAGGCGATCACCGGAATGCCGAGCGCGGCATACTCGAGCGCCTTCAGCGGGCTCTTTCCCAGGCCGAACGGGTGATCGGACAGCGGCGCCAGGCCGATGTCGAAGTCGATGTTGGCGTAGTAGGCCGGCGGCTCCGGCTCCCAGCCCGTGAAGTCGAAGCCGCGAGGCCGGGTGACGGTCCGGAAGTCGGTGCCCACGAAGTGGCCGCGGCAGCCGGTCTCGTCAACTATGTCCCGCCAGGCCTGCGCGATCAGCGCGATATCCCGCGAATGCGAGCAGCCGCAGGTGTAGCCGATCGTCAGCTGTTCATGGCGCCGGCGGGGAAGGGCGAGCACTGCGGCCGGGATGTAATTGGGCAGCACCGCTATGTTCGGGTTGAACTGGCGGAACCGGTCCGCCAGCGCATCGGTGGTCACGGTGACCAGGTGCGCGGTGGAGGCCATGTGGGCGATGGAATCCAGGATGTCCTGATTGGTGTAGGACGGGCTGGCCAGCCAGTTCACCGGGTCCAGGCTGAACGGGTCATCGTCAATCTCATAGACGCACTTCAGTCCCTCGATGCCGCACAGCACATCCCAGACCGGGCGGAACTGCGGCTGATCGGACCGCTGCGCGACGAACACGTCGACCTCGCCCCACTCCTCGGGCGGCAGCGCGCAGGCATATCCGGTGCGCCAGCCGTGGACGGCCAGCTGATCCAGCGGCAGGGTGATCCTGATCCAGCCGCACCCTGACGGCTTCGCGCTGCCGCGGCCGCGGGTGTCATGGAACGCCCAGACCCGGGGAGTGCCGGTCACAGATACCGTCCTTCGCGTGCGGTGATAGGGTGGTCGCGTTCCCCGGAACCCGCCGCAGGGCATGCGGTGGCAGCGCGGTGAGCCTTCTTGCGCACCAGGGCACGGCGATGATCCGCGAACCTCCATGCGACTCGACACCGCTTGGCAGGTGCCACTCGGCGAAGGCCGTCGATACTGCGATAACCAAGCAGTGGCGGCCTTCGCGCTATAGCCAGGCGATCGGCCATCCGTGTTACCCTTTGCATGTCGAGTCGCACGGGAATCCCTGCCCCCATTCGGGGTGAGGAGGATGTCAATTGTGCGCCGTCCCGCCGTCACCGCGGGCGGCCGCCCTGGCCTGTACCGGTTTCGCAGGCTCCGGCCGTTTCGCGGGTTCCGGTTTCACGGGCTCCGGTTCGGATTTCTTCACGGGTTCCGGGTCTGGCTCTTTCACAGCCTCCGGCTGCTTCACGGGTTCCGGGGCCTGCGCTGCGGGCTCGGGGCGCGGGTACCGCCGTCCCCCGGGCCGCGGTTCGGCGACCAGCTCCGCGATCGGGTGGCTCTGATGCGGGTCCCGGCTGGTCAGCGCCGCCGCTTCGGACTCGCTGACCTCGATTACCTCACCCGGCCGAGGCCACGGGGCGTCCCCCTTATACGGCCCGCTCATCTCCTGGACGATCCTGACCCTGGGCACCTGACGCCTCCGTTAGGCTGTGACGCATGAGTGATGAAACGACTTCCCCCGAAATCAGCGCGCTTGAGGCCGCCGCCCTGGCCGACCCGGCAGTAATGGCCGCCGTCCGCGAAGCCAGGCTGGGCGACAGGTCCCGGCTGCAGGCCCGGCCGCTCCCTGAAGGGGACTGACCTACAGGATGCTCCGGTAGGCCGCGTCCCACAGGTGCGCCTGAGCCTGTGTCGTGCAGGCCGCGGCGGCTTCTCTCGCCTTGGCGCCCATTGACTCGCGCAGGCCCTCGTCGGCGGCCAGCAGGTTGAGCCGGTCCCGCCACTGGGCGGGCTTGCGGACCAGGAACCCCGTTACTCCGTCGGTCACGAAGTCCCGGTACGGCGGCGAGTCCGAGGCGATCACCGGGATGCCGAGGGCGGCCATCTCGAGCGCCTTGCAGCGACTCTTGGCATTATTGAATGAATGGTCACTCAGCGGCGCCAGGCCGATGTCAAAATCGAGGTTCGCCCAGTACTTCCAGGGGTCGGGCTCCCAGCCGGTGAACCGCGCGCGCGCGTAAGTGACCGCATGCCGGAAGTCGGTCCCGACCATGTGCAGCTGCGCGTCCTTGCGGTCCCGCTCCAGGAACCGGCGCAGCGGCCCCGCGACCTCGGCGATATCACGGGCGTGCGAGACACCCCCGGCCCAGCCCACGGTCAGCGCCGGCCGCCGCGGCCGCGCCATCTGCAGCAGCCCGTCCGGCACGCAGTTGTTCAGCACCGCCACGTTCGGGTTGCACTCGCGCATCACCTGGGCCAGCGGCTCGGTGGTGACGGTGACCAGGTCGGCCACCTCGGCGCAGTGCCGCACCGCGTCGCGCTTCTCTGCCGCCTTGAAGTTTCGCCAGGCCCCGAAGTTGACCGGGTCGATGTTGAAGACGTCGTCGTCGATCTCGTAGACCAGCCGGTGCCGGGCGCGCAGCCGGCGCCACTCCCCCAGCACCTGCGGGCGGTCGAAGCGCTGGCCGACCATCACGCGCGCCCCGGCCGATTCCGCCGGCGGCCGCCCCGACTGGTAGCCGACCTGCCAGCCGAGATCCCGTAGCGCGTCCAGCGGGAAGACGACCCGCCACCAGCCGGCTAATCCGCACCCGGTCGGGCGCGGATCCTTGTCCGACTGGGCGTCATGAATCCCCCATACCGAGGGTGCGGCGGTGTTCACCGGCGTTGCAACCGACCCTTCCTGTCCTCAGCAGGCAAGAGCCCGGACCGCGATGCCGCGCGCGCCCGGGCTCTTGTCCCTCATGTGCGTAATCCCCTTGCGGCCGGGGCGGTGTGATCAGGTCTGCTGCCAGCCCCCGGCATTGGCGTCCGGGATGTCATGGACGTACCGGAAGCCCCCGTTCGCGCTGTCCGGGTACACCTTGCACCAGGCGCCGAGGTCGGCGTCATCGGTGGCCTGGTAGTTGTTGCCGGTCACTTCCGGGGCCGAGACGATGTGCTCGCTGTTCGGCTGGGCCATGGCCTGCCTCCTGTCCTCAGATTTCCCGCCAGGGCGACCTGGCGCTGGCGTTGGCGTCGGGTATGTCGGTGATGTAAGTCCAGCCGTGACCCTTGTACGGCGCCGCGTCGTTGTCGCTTACCCACAGCGACGCGGCCGGGGTGCGCTCGTACATCTCCCATGGCGTGTTGGGCGGGGCCGGCGTATAGCCGGCACCCTCCTCAGCCATTGCCGGGGGTCGCCTTCCAGGTACCGGTGAAGGCGGGCAGGCCGAAACTCCCGCCCGCCGGCTGCCCCGCGGGCACCGGCTTGTTCGCCCCGTTGGACACCGGGATCTGCGGGCCGGCCGGCTGCGGCTGCGGCAGGATATCCACCCGGCCCAGATGCGGGTTGATGCTCGGCGACCCCGGCGCGGTCATCGCCAGGTTCACCACCCCGCCCTCGGAGAGCGTGTTACCGCCAGACATGGACGACGGGACCAGGTTCAGCTTCCCGGCGAACCGTCCGCTCAGGTCCTGCATCAGCTGTCCTCCTCCTGCCCGCTGTCCGCCGGCCCGGTGCCGTCCTCCGGCTCGCCGTCGTCACCGGGCGGCTTCGCGCCGAAGATGGCCATCGCCCGGCGGGTCCGCTCGGTGACCGATTCCGGCACGGCCAGGGCCGGCAGCCGGGACTGGGCGGCCGCGATCGCCGCTGCCCAGTCCGGCCGTCCCTGCTGCGGCTCCACGGTCAGCCCCGCTGTCCGTTCATGAAGCCGCCGCGGCGCACCCGGCCGCCGCCGCCGGGCTGGAACGCCCCGTCGCCGCCGGAATCCAGCTGCACCTGCGCGGTACCCGGCATCTGCAGGCTGGCCGGAGCGTGGTACCCGGCGGAGTTCGCCTGCGTCCAGTCGCCGTCGCCCTGGACCGTGGTGTTCGTGTGCTTGGGCAGTGCGCCCTCGACGGTCGCCCCGTCCTGCTCATATTCGGACTTCCAGACGGTGTCCTTCTCGAAGGTGACGCTGTCCGGCCCGCTGGTCTGCTGCAGGCCCTTGACGCCGGCACTGCCCGGCGCACCGGACCCGCCCAGCGCGGTGCCCGTCAGCGGCATCCGGTCCGGGTACTGGCCCGGCTCGTTGCTCGACCCGGTGTCGAGCGCGTCGCTGAAGGCGGGACTGCCGCCCGCACCGCTGTCCTCGTCCTGGGCGGGCAGCCCGTACCCGGTCCAGGCCGTGGCCGGGTACTGGCCCGGCTGCACGGTCTTCTTGCTGTCGTAAGTTCCCATGATCGCTTCCTTCCCGGGGATCACCCCGCCTGCGCGTAGTTACGCCGCACGGTGCCGCTCGATGTAGTCCGCCGCCTTCCGGAACAGTTCCGGGTCGCCCCGGAACTGGCGCAGGCGCAGGTTGCAGTGCGCTTCGCGCAGCAGGTCGGTAAAGTCCGCCGCCGCCCGGAGCAGCGCCGGGCTATCCGCGAAAGCGCCCAGGCCCAGGTTGCAGCCAGTGCACAGCTCATCGCGGAGCTGCCCCGTCTCGTGATCGTGATCCGCGTGAGCCGATTTCCCGCTGACCGCCCGGCCGCAGATCGCGCAATGCCCGTCCTGTCGCGCCCGCCATTCGGTGTACTGCTCCAGTGTGAGCGACACCCCGACCCGGCGCAGGTTGTTCCGCAGGTTACGGAACTTGCGGTCCGCAGGATCCGGGCAGCTGTCCAGCCGCCGCAGTTCGTTCGATCGGCTGCGCCTTGCTGGCTTCCTGTCATGGCGCTTCTGTGCCGCAATGTAACTCGGACACTTCAGCAGGCAAGTACGAGAGCAAGCGATCTGGCTCTCCCGGGCCGGCTGGAACTCCTTCCCGCATTCCGGGTTCTGGCAGGCGCGCGGCTCCAGCCCCGCCTTGACGCGAACGCCGCCGGTATTATGCGGCAGCCGCGCTCGGCATGGCTTAGGCAGCGGGCAGGTGCGCTGCCCCGGTTTGCGCTGCCAGAACTCCTCGCCGCAAACCTCGCAGACGCGCGTCCAGCGTCCGTCACGGCTTCTGGGCACATGGCACCCCCTGACAGAGGGGCGCGTCCATCGCGCCCGTATCAGGAGGTTACCATGTAGAGTAAGCGGGAGTGATCAGGTCGTTGGCGAGAAGAAAGCTTTCACGGCCCCGGTCTGGTCGACGAGCGTTCCGTCGCCCCTGATGATGGCCCTGAAGGCGACGAGATCGCTGCCGAACAGGAAGTCGTCGGACCGCTCGAACCGGACCGGGCCGACGATCCGCACGAAGTACTGCGAGAAGTCGCCGAAGAGCACGGGGCCGCGGCCGGACAGGGCTACCGCCGGCATGAAGGGGTCGGCGACCAGCGGCTTGCCGAGCAGCAGGTCGGGTGAGCCGAGGACCATCGACGGCTCCCAGATCGGGCGCCCGTTCGCGTCGGTGATGAGCCGGAACCCGCCGATCGTCTTGTCCGCGGCCATCCAGTAGCAGCTTCGTGACTGCCTGTAGGGGGCGATCACGCTGTATTCCAGGTTAACCAGGTCGGTATACTGGGGGGCGCCGCCCTTGCCGGTGGTGGTGCCGGTGATGCCGGCGTAGGTGAGCGCGGCGGTCTGCACGCCGGTCGGCTGGGCGGTGCCGGTGCCGGTGATCAGGTCGGAGCCGAACTTGTTGCCGAGCGCCCGGCCGCAGGACATGGCCAGGTAGCCGACCAGGTCGACGCCGGTGTCGTCCAGGAGCTCGCGGGCCACCTGGATCAGGTCGCCGTACTTCCAGGCCTGCAGCTGCGCGAGCCCGAAGCTGGGGTCGGCCTCGTTCAGGGTGCCGCCCTGGGAGGCGGAGGCGGCCGTGGTGTGCGTGGTCGTCTTCGGGATCATCAGCGTCTCGCCGCCGGCCGTGTTCAGGACCGTAGGACCTGCCTGGAGCAAACCACTGACCTCGATCAGGTGCGCGATCAACTGGTCATAGAAGTCGATCGGCACGATGTACTGGCCGGCGCCGGTGCCGCCGGTCGAGGTGGGGCCCGGGCCAGTCAGGTTACGGAGCTCGACCGGGCCGTAGTTGAAGTTGATCCGGGAGTTCTCGGTCCGGCCGATCTCCAGCCGCTTGGGCGCGCCCGGGTCGCCGCGCAGGAACGCGCGGATCTCCTCGTTCATCGCCTTGACCGGCTGCGGGGCCTTGGCCTGCTCCTTGCGGGCCTCACGGGAGGTGATCTCGTCGAACATCCTGTCGGCGTCAGAAGCGCGCTTCTCGGCGTCGAGAGCGCTCTTAATCCTCCGGTCGAGGTTGTCCATCTCCTCGTTCATGACTTCCCACTTGCCCTGCTCTTCCGCGGAGAAGGCGCGGTTCTCGTTCGCCGCGTCGTCGGCGAGCTTCTTGCATTCCTCCCACACGGAGAGCCGGCGATCGCGCAGCCGCTTGGTAACCTCAGAGGCCATTTGTCTGTCCTTTCCTGCGGGTTTTCCGGTTGCTTGCCTCGGCCCGCAGGGCAGGAGGCGGGACGCGGGGCTTCCGCGTCCCGGCGGGGGACGGCCTCAGGCGAGGTCGTCGTCCTGGATGTCCAGGGGGTCGCGCTTGCGCGCGAGGATCTTGGCGGCCGCCGACGGGCCGAACAGGGTCCGCGGGGCCGGGCGGTGCACCGGCTCACCGGGCGTGGTGACCTTGGTGAAGAACTTGCGCAGCTCGCCGGCCTCGGCCAGCGCCCGCACCTCGTCGGCCTCGGCCTGGAAGTAGGCGGCGAACGAGCGCAGCGCGGCGTTCGTCGACCGGCAGGCGACGGTGGCGTCCGGGTAGCCGGGCGACAGCACCGGCGAGACGTCCAGCAGTTCCACGTTGTGCAGGGTGCGCAGCGGGAAGCCCTGCTCGGTCATCGTCCACTCATCGCCGCCGGCCGGGCAGCGGAACGCGAAGGACGAGTACCGGATGTCGCCGCGGCGCACCAGCTCCAGCACGTCCTGGCGGGACTCCGGCGGCAGCACCTCGTACTGCAGCCCGATCCGGTCCGGGGAAACCTTCAGCGTGTGCGCGGCGGTGGTGCCGAGCACGTAGTTGGAGTCGTGGTTGAACCGGCACACCACGTCATGCCAGTCCCCGGCTCGCGCCTCCTCGAACGCCTGCCGCGACACCTGCTCGATGAACCCGCCCAGGTTGCGGGACTGGCGCGGCATGAAGACGGACGCGTAGCCGCCGACCCAGTTCGCGCCGTTGCTGTCCTGGCGCAGCTCCAGCGGGGCGTTCCAGTCCCGGTAGCAGGAGGTGACCCGCAGCTCCCGGCGCTCCTCGTCGCCCGCCATGGCGTGGTCCTCGTCGCCGACATGCACCCCGTGCCGCTTGGCGGCGGCCAGGATCCTCGGCATCGCCCGCTCGCCGAACGGCGAGGACGAGGCACGCGACAGCGCCGCCCGGACGTGAATGGCGTCGTGCACCGGGAAGTGCCGCAGCGTCCGCGGGATCGTCTTGCCGCTGGCGTCCTTCTTGCCGCCGCTTTCGATGAAAGCGAAGGCGTCGTCCGGGAGGTCGTTGATGCTGGCGGCGCTCATGGCGTCCCTGACGTCGGTCACGGTCAGTCTCCTTGCAGATCAGGGCCGCAACGGGCCAGGATTTACGGCCGGTGCCCGTTCGGGGACGGCTCTGCTTCCCACCGCCGGGCCCGTTCGAGCAGCCGGGCGGTGGCCAGCGGCGCGAACACCGACGGCCGGGTGCGCTCGCGCTCGTGCGGCTCGGGACGGTCCAGTCGCAGCGACTCGGCGCGCAGCTCCTCCTCGCCCGGCAGGTCCCCGGTCACCTCGGCCAGCACCCCGCGGTTGCCCGCGGCCTGCGCCCGCTCGGTCCGCCGGATGGCCTCCGCCTCGTCCAGGCAGCCGGCCCGCTGCGCCATCGCGACCCAGGCCGCCGCGCGGGCCCGCTCGGTGCTGCTGGCCCGGATGTGCGCCGGCCCGAACGCCGGGGCAG